TGCGGCAGATTCAGAGTCTCGCACGATCACCGGCCAAATTGTGGCCTTCGATGTCGAGGCAAATGCATCAACCGGCAAAGTGCTATTCAAGGCAGGATCGATAACACCTGCATCAGTAAAACTTAACTTGGAGCATGATTCAGCACGCCCAATCGGTCGCAGCATCGAGATGTCAGCTGATGCACTTGGCATGAACGCTACCTTTAAAATCAGTCAGACTTCAGCTGGCACGGATGCACTTGTCGAGGCGATGGATGGTCTGCGCGATGGATTTTCAGTCGAAGCTGAGGCATCAGAATTTGCATATAACGAGGATGGCACGATGGTAGTTAGTCAGGCGCAGCTTGTAGGCGTTGCACTTACACATAACCCGGCATTTGATGCAGCACGCGTTGAACGCGTAGCGGCTACTGAAGCCGATGATGAAGTTTCTGAGTCCACCGAGGATACAGAAAATACACCCACAACAGAAGGAGACGAAGTGGATAACACCGTCACAAACGCGGAAGCCGTAGAGTCGGTAGAAGCCGCAAAGTCAGTAACAGCATCTGCACACGCAGTTGCATATACAAAGCCACGCCTGGACTTCTCAGCTCCAAAGCATTTGGAAATGACAATCAAGGCAGCACTCGGATCAGATGAGGCACGCGCTTATGTCGCAGCCGCAGCAGATACCACAGATAACGCAGGCCTAATCCCCACACGCCAGCTTTCAACCGTAATCAACGGGCTTGCAAATTCAACCCGTTCAAACATCGATGCAATCAGCCGTGGCACTTTGCCTGATGCTGGTATGTCATTTGAAATTCCAAAGATTACACAGCTTCCAGGTGTAACAGTGGAATCAGAAGCAGGCACAATCGAGGATGTAGATCAGAACGCAGCATTTGTGACAGTAAATGTCGCTAAGTACGCAGGCGCTCAGACATTCTCAGTCGAACTCTTTGATCGTTCATCACCAGTCTTTATTGACGAATTGATGAAAAATTTGGCCGCGCAATACGCTAAGGTCACAGATACAGCAGTAAATGCTGCGCTAGTAACTGGTGCAACAGCAGACGGCACAACAATCACAACATACCCAACAGCGGCTGAACTTCTCGGAGTTATCGCTCGCGGTGCAGCTTCAGTTTATGCAGGCACACAGGGATTTGCTAAGAACATCATTATGAACACATCACAGTGGTCAAATGTCATGACACTTAACGATGCTGGCCGCCCAATCTATAACGCTTCACAGCCATCAAACGCAGGCGGCGTAGTTCGCCCTGATTCAGTTCGCGGCAACATCGCTGGACTCGATCTCTATGTAACAGCTAACACAGCTGCAACAACAGACACTGATGGGTCAATCCTTGTGGTTAACCCTGAGGCATACACATGGTACGAGTCACCTACTTACCAGCTTCGCGCTGATGTAGTTGCTTCAGGCCAAATCTCAATCGCTATGTACGGTTATGGTGCAATCGCTACCAAGATCGGCGCAGGCGCATTTAAGGTCAACAAGACTTCATAATCGCCACCACTTAATCATCGGCTGGTGCGCTCCCGTGCCAGCCGAGCCGAACGAAAGGATGTCTCATGCCCAGCATAGTTACAGCTGCACAGCTTCGCGCCGTGTTGGGCGTGAGTTCATCTTTATACAATGATGCTTATCTCAATGAAATAATTAACACTAGCGAGGCCGTAATTTTGCCTATGCTAGTGGCCAACACTTCAGCGGTGGATGCTTACAAGCTGACATCAAATGTCGCTACTTATTACACCCAGCGCGAGCATCACTTTGTGCCTGGTCAGTCAATAATCGTGGCCGGTCTGCCTGCGCCATTTAGCGCAACAGTCACAGTGCTTAAAATTCATACAATCACTGATGCTATGAATCACGCCTTCTACTTTACCGCAGCCATCACAAATGCAGATGTGACAGTGCGCGACATGATCCCAGCTGGCACAGCAACCCTTTCAGGATATTCAGCGGCTCAGATTTACACAGGCAACGATGCAATCGAGTCAGCCATTTTGGCCGTATCGGTCGAGGTATTTCAATCCCGCGTTGCAGCCGGTGGCCAAATAGAGGGTGTGGACTTTGCAAGCACCCCCTACAGAATGGGTCGCAGCTTAACTAATCGCGTATCAACTTTGCTCATGCCATTCCTTGATGTCGAGACAGTGTGCCAATAAATGCCAGCCTCAACACTTGCTGACACACGATCAGCACTAGCCAACGCCTTTACTTCACTTGCAGCTACTTGCTATCCATCAGTGCCGGAAGCGCCAATTCCACCGGCAATCGTCATCGTGCCTTCATCGCCCTACCTGGAGCAGCAACTTATAGGCAAGTCAGTTATCAAAGTCAAGGCAAATTTTACGATTACAGCAATAGTGTCATATAACAGTAATCCTGCATCCCTGGATAACTTGGAGCAGCTCATCATGGGAATTCTTGCGGCAGTGCCCGCAGGATATGTGGTCGGTAATGTAGAAAAGCCGACCCCACTTGAAGTAGGCGCAAGCACAATGCTATGCGCAGACATCAATGTAAGCACCACCTACACACAGACAAACTAAGGAGATAACGTGCCAACAACGATCATCACGGGTCGCGATTTAGTCCTAACGATCGCGACCGTTAACTACGATGCACAAGCGACCAGTGCAACACTTGCAAACTCACCAACTATCGAGACATATCAAACACTCGATGGCAAGGCTTACAAGCACATCGATGACCAATGGACATTTGATGTGTCAATGCTCGCAGACTGGGGCGCTTCGGGATCACTATGCGAGGCACTTTGGACAGCGTGCGAATCAGCACCTAACACCACACTTGCTGCATCACTTACAGCTGCAACTGGTGCGGTCTTTGCCTTCAATGTAATGCCAGTATTCCCATCAGTGGGCGGGGCAGCACCTGATGCGCAGACTGTTGACCTATCATTTACAGTGGTGGGAACACCTACCGAAACATTTAGCTAGAACTAAGAACGGGAGCAAAAATGAAGTTACCAATTACAATCGAATTCAATTCGGGCGAGGTGGCCACCTATGTGGCTGCCCCACCTGAGTGGGTAAAGTGGGAGAAGGCAACAGGCAACATCATCAGCCAAGCGCAAGAAAAGATAGGGCTATCCGATCTTGTATTTCTTGCGTATCACGCTATGAAGCGCGAGGCAGCTGGTAAGCCTGTAAAGTCAATCGAAATTTGGACTGAGACGGTCGCAAATGTCGAGGTAGGCGATGCAAACCCAAAAGCTACCCAGTCGGAAGCCTGAGCAGAATCCTTTGGGATTTAGCAATAGCAACAGGATTACCGACAAGTGAATTTGAAAACGCTGAGGATGTACTAACAGCGCTTGAATTATTAGAGAGGCGAGCCGATGGCAAGTGAAGGGATCAGCTATGACAAGGCTGAACTGCGTGCCATCGCTCGATCCTTTAAGGCTATGGATGATGAGGCTCAAAGCCAGGCCAAAGAAAAATCCAACGCCCTTGCAGAATTCGTATCGGATAAAGTTAAGAGTGCAGCACGCCAAGCACGATCCATCCCTAAGGTATCAACTCGAATCGCTGACGGTTCAAAAGTTTCTAAATCATCCAAGTTCGGTGAGATTAGCTACGGGTTCGCAAGTCAAAAATTCAGCGGTGGTGCTACCACACGCGACATTTGGGGCGGGTCAGAATTCGGCTCGAATAAGTTTAAGCAGTTCCCAGTATGGAGTGGTCGTGAGGGTCGCGGTTCGCGTGGATGGTGGATTTATCCAACTTTGCGCAGTGTTCAGCCTGAGATCATCAAACGCTGGGAGCAAGGATTTTCAGAGATAGTTAAGAGGTTCGATTAATGGCCGGAAGTAGAACGCTCAAGCTCAGTATCCTGGGTGATGTCGATAACCTCAATAAATCATTAAAGGCTGCGACAGCTGATGTCGATACCTTCGGCGATAAGATGACGAAGGCCGGTAAGGTGGTCGGTGCAGCGCTCGCAGCTGCGGCCGCTGCCGCTGGCGCTTACGCTATCAAAATCGGCGTGGAAGGTGTCAAAGCCGCCATCGCTGATGAGAAGGCACAGACTCAGTTAGCCCTGGCACTAGAGAACGCCACAGGGGCTACCAAAGGCGCTATCGCCGCTACTGAGCAATTCATTTTACAGACATCGCTGGCCACTGGCGTAGCTGATGATGACCTTCGCCCGGCACTGGGCAGACTTGCACGATCGACAGGCGATGTAACAGCGGCACAGGATTTACTTAAAACTGCACTCGATGTAGCAACAGCCACAGGCAAGCCGCTCGAAGCGGTCGCACAAGCCTTAGGCAAAGCTTATGACGGCAACACCACAAGCCTAGGCAGACTTGGCATCGGCTTATCATCAGCTGAACTTAAAACGATGTCCTTTACTGATGTCCAGGGCAGACTTTCAGATTTATTTGGTGGCGCAGCTGCGGCCAACGCTGATACTTATTCAGGCCGTATCGCCCGTATGCAAATTGCATTTGATGAAGCCAAAGAGACTATCGGATTTGCGCTATTACCTATCCTTGAAAAACTGATGAAGTTCATCAATCAAATCGCCTTACCTGCGATTAATGCCATGTCAAGCGGCTTCGGACTTGATAAGGGCGGCATCGGCGGTGCAATCACCACCCTGGGTCATATCATCGTTAACACCTTCACCCCAATCATTAATGGATTACTTAAAGCCTTTGGCTATGTAAAAAATGCCATCGGCGATAACCTGGATACCTTTAAAGAATTCGGTGGCTATATTGCTACCTATCTTGCACCAGTCATCGGCACAGTATTAGGCGGTGCGCTTCAGGTGGTCGGCAAAATTGCAGGCGGTGTTATCAATGTGATCGCCAGTGTCATCGAGACTATTAACGGACTTATCAGCGGAGCTATAGAAGGCATCAATACAATTATCCGTGCCTATAACGCCGTGCCTAAATTGCCAAATATTGGGCTTATTTCAGCGCCAGCAATCGCAGCTCCAACAGTTCCAAAGTCATCATCACCATCATTAAACATCCCAAGCGTGCCGACTATAAAGACACCATCAGTATCCGGTGTTACAAGTGGCACATCAT